GATATTTCCGATGTAAAAAAGGAAGATGAAGAAGAATAATGTACACACGGCCAATGGTTTTTAACTTTGATTGCAACCATTGTCAAGCCACAATGCAAGTAACTCACATAATGTGGACTGCGGTTGAGTGTTTATATTGTAAAGAGGAAGTATTTAAACAAGATATAAAGTTCTACAAAAAGAAAGATTAAGAAAAATGAAGTACGAAACCTACTATTGTCGCATTTGTGGGAAGATAGCAAGCGGACGCAATCAACAAGAGCAAGAATTAGAAGTATGTCAACAATGTAACAGAGGCAATATTTAAATAGATCGCTTATAATAGATCTATGAACGAAGAAGAAATTAACGACGCATTTATGGAAATAATGCTAGCAAATCATGTAGGCGTTGATGATAACTTTAAACCAGATCCAGAACTTTTTGTAATTCCCGATTTCGTAGTAACCGTAATACCTAGTGATATTTATGATGTATGGGTGTTATTCTTAGAGTTGTATGGAAACCACTTTAAAAACTGAACAAAGTAAATATAAAGTTAAGTTACCGGATCTACATTCAGGTCAAATTCAAGTCGCTAAATCCGACGCTAGATTTAAAGTTTTAAGTGCAGGACGTCGTTGGGGTAAAACAAAGTTGGGTGTTTGGCTTTGTATTGCCTACGCCATGCAAGGTAAACGTGCTTGGTGGGTTGCCCCAACTTACACTATGGCTTTAGAGGGTTGGAAAGATATGCGAAACTTGGGCGCTGAATACGGCGTTATAGTTAAAGAAGCTGAAAGAACATTAATAACACCAACTGGTGGAATGGTATCTGTTAGATCTGCTGATAATCCGGATAGGTTAAGAGGTGCAGGCCTAGATTTTATAGTGCTTGATGAGTGCGCTTTCATTAAAGAACAAACATGGGCAGAAGTGCTGAGGCCTACATTGACAGAGCGTAAAGGTGGCGCGTTGTTTATTAGTACACCAAAAGGTTACAATTGGTTTCAAAGGATCTATGAAGAAGCAGAAAATAGAACAGGTTGGGATCGTTGGCAGTTACCTACAACAACAAATCCTTATGTACCTTTAGATGAGCTTGAAGTAGCTAAAGAAGAAATAGGATCTTTTTTATATTCACAAGAGTATGAAGCACAATTTGTTGAAGCAACCGGCGGTATTATTAAACCAAGCTTCTTTAGTTATTACAAAGAAGATACATTAAGAGAATTAAACAAAGAGGGATACTACGAAGACAATCGTATATTTAGATTAAATGACAAAGTGATATACGAAAGAGATTGCTATGCCTTAACTACTGTTGACTTGGCCGTATCACTTAAAGATAGTGCAGACTACACCGTTATATGTACAGTTTGGGTTACACCGGATAATGATCTCATTGTTGAAGATATTATAAAAGATCGTATTGAAGCGCCAGATCTATTACCTATACTACAAAAGGTGTATGACAAATATACACCGACGTACATAGGGATAGAAAGAGCCGGATACCAATTAGCTATGGTACAGATCGCGCAAAGATCCGGATTACCTATAAAAGAACTTAAAGCAGATCGTGATAAAGTCGCACGAGCGTTCCCTTTGTCTGCTAAAATGGAAGCCGGTAAAGTTTACTTCCCACGGCAAAAAGTATGGTATGCTGATTTAGAGCGTGAGTTGTTGCAATTCCCTGCGGGTGAACACGATGATCAAGTTGACGCATTAGCTTACGCAGTATTACAAGTAGCAAGTAGAAAAGAATTTAGGGCTTATTAATGGCACAGAGAAGAAGTTTCAGAGAAGTAGTATTCGGGCAAACAAACTATCAAGATGATAGACAACAAAAAAGGATTAATTTCTTTAGAGATGATCCAGTATTGCCTAGTTCATTCACACAAGGTTACAATACAAGCGCAGGCGAATTTAATCTTAAAGATCTAGGTAATGGCCAATCCAACTCTGCTGTAACTGCATGCTTACAAGTTTTAGGCGTTTCGTTTTCAGAAGCTAACTTAATAATTAAAAGTATTGACGCAGAGGGTGTTGAATCTACAATACCAAATCACCCAATGGAAATATTAATGCAAAGGCCTAATCCATATATGTCGGGCGACGTTGTACAACAATACATCATGAACTCAATGCACGTTTTTGGCGACGCTTATTTATTAAAACAAAGAAACGCATCAGGACAAGTTGTAGCATTGTATCCTTTAATACCAGATAATGTATCTCCCAAAGGCACACCTGAAACTTTGATAACTCACTACATATACGAAATGGAAAATAATGAAGTTAAGCTCGCACCCGAAGAAATAATACACTTCCGTATGGGTTTAAATCCAAGAGATCATAAGACAGGATATTCGCCTTTGCTTACTGTTTTAAGAGAAGTATTTGGCGATGAATCCGCAGGACAATTAGCAACTGCATTATTATCTAATATGGGCGTACCAAGTGTAATGATTACACCTAAGAATGATTTCGGTATAACTGATGATGAGGGCGCACAAATTGCAAAGACTTATCAACAAAAGGTAGGTGGATCTAAAAGAGGACAACCCTTAGTTCTTAGTGGCGATATGAATATAGAAAAATTATCTTTTAGCCCAAGTGAACTTGATATAGGAACTTTAAGAAGAATACCAGAAGAAAGAGTATCAGCTGTACTTGGTGTACCTGCAATATTAGCCGGACTTGGTGCAGGATTAGCACAAGCAACTTATTCAAATGCAAAAGTACTGAGAGAATACTTTACAGAAAATAAACTTATACCTATGTGGCGAATGATCGGTGCTGAACTAACACATCAATTACTTGTACCGGATTACGAAAGCAACGCCATAACAAAAGCTGAATACGATTTCAGCGAAGTAAGAGCATTACAAGGCGATGAAAAAGAATTATATGAAAAGATTAACGTCGCAGTTAAAGGTGGTTGGATGAGCGTCAATGAAGCCAGAGAAAAAGTTGGACTACCTATTGATGAAACAGAAGATGTTTATTATGTACCAAACAACGCTACACCGGTAGAAAAAGGCGAAATAAGTATTACAGAAATTAGTACAGAGTTTGAAGAAGATACTGTTGATACTGATGATGATATAGAAGAACAAAATGATAATGCTTTTCAAGAAGCCGGAAGAACACAAGATATAGTGGTTGTCAAAGAAAATGATCAATACGTTGTATATGACGATGAGGGTACGAAAACTTATGGAACTTTTCCTACTGAAGATTTAGCTGAAGCAAGAGTTAGTCAACTTCTAGACGGGGAAGAAACCCACACAGAAAGCTTAGATATTAAAGAAGAAGTATCAAAAGATAATTTTACAACTAATGAAGAAGCACTAGCAAGAGCAGAGGAACTTGGCTGTAATGGAACTCACACACACGACGATAATGGTAATTTGATTTATATGCCCTGTGCTACTCATCAAGAATATGAATTAGCTTTAGCAGAATCAGATGAAGCCACAAACTAAAGCACCATACGACGATTTAAACTTCTCAATACCTAAAGGTGTCAAAGAAGAAGCACAAAAAGGATTGAATTGGGTAAGGGAAAATAATCGCGGTGGGACATCAGTTGGTAGAGGATCGGCAAGATACTTAATAAATAATACAAAAGCTTCGCCACAAAAGGTAAGGCAAATAGCAAGATACTTCCCTAGACACGAGGTTGATAAAAGGGCTGAGGGTTATAGAGTAGGCGAGGACGGTTTTCCAAGTAACGGTCGTATTGCTTGGGCGCTTTGGGGTGGTAATGCAGGTAGATCTTGGGCTAATAAGTTAGTTAGATCAATGAATATAAGAGATGAAAAAGCAAATTCAGCTTTAGAACTAATTGTACGTAAAAGTAGATTAAAACAAATAGAGATATCTGAACGCAATAAAAGATTTGAAAGTGAAGAAATGAAAGAGATCTTATGGAAATCTTACGATAACTTATTAAACAATTGGGATCTTACATTAGGTATAGAGTATTTTAAATTACTTAAAGAGCAAGATAAGTTAATTAGTGATTATATAAAAGTAAATCCATTAACAATTATTGGTAATATTGTGCCTTTAAATAATTTAATTAATAATCATACAAAGAAGTGGTCGGCAGATCTATATGAGTTGTATATATCTATGACAACAGACTTCGCTTTTAATCAAGTAGAAATATTGTTGCCTGAAGAATTTAAGTTTAGTGCAACTGAAGAAGATCAGATAAGACGTGCAAGTAGGCGTAAACCTAGACAAGAAGTAATCGTTGAGGGTTTTTATCCTTTGAGATCAAGAAGTGGCGTTACTGTACCTATACAAGAACTTAGATATAACAGAAGCGCTATTGATTTTGTAAGCAAAAGACTTGAAACAACTATGCCTGAACTTGCTAAAACAACAAGGGCAAGATTGGGTAGAGATCTAAGAAAGAGTTATGATCAAGCTATAAATCTAGGACTTAGGGGTAAAGATCTTGAAGATTATGTTGCAAATGGTATATCGGACGCACTTGGTAAAAGAAGATTATCTAGAGCTAGTACAATTGCTAGAACAGAGGGCTTGGCCTTATCGCAATTCGGACAAGATGAAGCTGTTAGCCAATTAGGACTTAACTTAGAAAAAGAATGGTTATCTGCAAGGGACGGTGTTGTAAGAGATACACACAGATTAGCCGACGGACAAAGAGTAGAAAAGGGTGCAAATTTCAATGTTGGTGGTTATAATATGAAGTATCCTGCTGATAGCACATTCGGTGCGCCAGCAAGTGAAGTAATTAATTGTAGATGTACAGTTGTATATCACGAAGTGAGGAAAATTTGAAAAGTCAAGAATGGAAATCAATAGCAGAGCCAATCTTCGCAAGTGAAGTTGAAGGCAAAGTAGAAGCAGTTTTTTCTGTATTTAACACGATAGATTCAGACGGCGATGTCGTATTACCTAATTCAATAAAAAGTGGATATGGGGACAAAGGCGTTGCTATGGTATGGGGACACGATTGGAAAGACGTCATTGGACGCGGTGAAATCATACAAGATAATGACAAAGCAGTATTTAAAGGCGAGTTCATTATGGATACCGAAAGAGGTAGAGAAGCTTATAACACAGTTAAAGCTATGGGCGATCTACAACAATGGTCGTTTGGTTATGAAGTTGTTGATAGCGAAAAAGGTGCATTCCAAAAAGACGGTATGGAAACTCAAGATGTACGTTACTTAAAAGAATTAAAAGTATGGGAAGTTAGTCCGGTATTAGTCGGGGCTAATCAAGAAACATATACCCTTGCTGTTAAAAATGCTACTGAGGAAGTCGAAGAAAAGATTGAAGAAGTAGATGAAACAGACGGGAAAAGATTTACTGATGAAATAGCTGATGTGCTTAACGCATTAGTTGCAGTAACAAACAGGGCAAAGGAGCTTACTGCCTTACGCCTAAAGAAAGATAAATTGTTGAGTAAAGATTCAGCAGAAGCTTTATCTACCCTAGCCGATGAGATCCAAGAGATTTATCAAGATATTGATACAATGCTTTCACAAGCAAGTCCGGAAGAAGTAGAAGAAGAAGTAAATGTTGAAGCTAACGAAACAATTAAGAGAACAATAGAAATTCTTACTGAAACAGTAGGAATATAAGGAGAACTAACTTGGATATTAAACAAGCAGAAAAGGAACTCCAACAACTTAGGGAAACTACACTTGCTGAATTTTCAGATGTTGATGCTAAAGGCATGGGCGCAGAAAAATTAGCAGAGTGGAATGTCCGTAACGAAGAAATGATCACATTAGCTGAAGATATCAAAACCGCAAAGAAATTTGAGGCAGAGAAAACAGCTATGGAATCCGATTTCGAAAAAGGTAAAGCAGTAGAGCCACAAGCAATACATACAGAAGCTAAAGAAGAAACACCAAGAACTCTTGGTAAAGCTTTATTAGATTCAAATGCTTACAAATCCTTTATGGAAAATGGACAGAAGAACGTTTCATCAGAGTTGAAATGGAATCCACAAGTAGAGTTGAAAACAACTCTTACAGAAACCGGTTACCCACCAGCAGTTACAAGATCAGATTTGATCGTGCCTACTGCAACAAGGGCGCCGTTAACTATTCCAGATCTTATCGACACTATCACAACAGATCAGTTTCAATATAAGTATCTAGAAGAAACAACATTTACTAATAACGCATCAGCAACAGCAGAGGGATCTGCTCTTGGCGAATCAGCATTAGCTTTCACCGAGAAAACTGAAGCTATTAGAAAAATTGGGGCATTCTTGCCTGTAACAGAGGAATTATTAGCCGATGTAACAGCTGTACAAGGATATCTCGATTCAAGATTAAGAACTATGGTAAACCTTGCCGTGTCCGATCAAATTATGGCCGGATCCGGATCAGGAGCAAACTTAACAGGATTTCTTAATGTGTCAGGTATAAATACATTCGATTACTCAAGCTACTCAGGTAACTTAAAGAGAATTGGTCAAGTGTACGAAGCAATTACCGAAATACAAAAAGATAGCTTCTTAAGTCCGGATGCAATAATTATGCACCCAAGCGACTGGTATCAAGTAGTAACCGAAGTTAATGCCGTAACAACAAGTGGGTCTTTGAATCCATTATTTGTTGGTGCAGGACAGTTCCAAGGTAATGCAACTGCTTCCCTATGGGGATTACCAGTTGTACTTGATACAACACGTCCGGCAGGTACTCCAGTTATTGGTGTATTTGGTGGCGGTCAAGCAGTCCACCTAGTCGCAAGACAAGGTATGGAAGTCGCTATGTCCGACTCACACGATGATAACTTCACAAAAGATATCATGGTTATGAAAGCAACTGTAAGAATGGGTATGCCCGTTTACAGACCAACAGCTTTCTGTACTATTACAAACTTCTAAGAAATTAGAATGGCTTTAATGTCCCACTCGAGCTACGCAAGTAATTCGGGTGGGGTTGAAGCAAGAAAGGAAATAATGAAACTCAAAAAAGATATTTATATGAATGACAAAGGCGAAATCAAAGAGGGATCCGCTAAAGGACTTCCGACTGGTTGGGCTAAAGGTAAAGTACTTGGACGTAAAGGCCAAGAGATTACTGATGCGCAAGCTAAAGAGTGGAAAATTGGCGTAAAGGCCAAAGCACCCAAAGAAAACAAAGCTAAGTAATTTAAATGTCGCACGGTCAATATGTAGATAAAGCCGATTTAAAAACCTATATAGGTATTTCGGGAAGTGGTCAAGATACAAATATTGACAACGCTATTGACGGTGCTTCAAGACAAATAGATCGTATATGCGGTAGGAATTTTTGGCAAGACGATTCTGTTACTGATAAACACTACACACCAATATCTAATCTATTTTTAGATACTGCGGACATATCAACTGCGACTGGTTTAGTAGTTAAGTTAGATACAACAGACGACGGCACGCACGATACGACACTAACAATTAATACAGACTTCATACTCACACCGGTAAATCCTCGTGAAACAAAGATAACAGGCGGAACTACCTACTATGAGCCATATACACAAATTAAGATTTTAGATACACGATCAAGCGAAAGATTTGATCCGGATATTATTAATAACGTTAAAGTGACTGCTAAATTTGGCTTTTCAATAGTTCCAGAAGATATCAAACAAGCAACGCTCATACAAGCTTTAAGACTGTTTAAAAGAAAAGATACGCCATTCAACGTGTTTGGTAATGAACAGACTGGGACAATAGAACTATTTAACAGGTTTGATCCGGACGCTATGGCCTTATTGAAAAGGTGGCGTAAGAACACACTTACCGGCATAAAACTTTAATGGCTGTAAACGACAGAATTGAAATACAAGGCATAGATAAGTTAAAGAAAAGACTAGATCTAGCAGGCCTAACTAATAAACCAATAAGAGATCTAATGACTAATTCGGGTAGATTAGTTCGTAAGGAAGCAATTAAGAACGCACCGGAATACTCTGGAAGCTTAAAGAGATCTATACACGTACAAAGAATTAAAACTAAGGGACGTTTACCACAATCTATAAAAGTATATTCAAGTCGAAGTTATGCGAAGTATGTACATGGCGATCCTAAGAAAAGCGGTAGTCTAAGTTTATCAGAGCCGTTTACTAGATCTAAACCACATTACCCGCCAATTAAAGCATTAAAGCCATGGGCAGAATCAAAAGGCCTAAACCCTTGGGCAGTTCAAAAATCTATTGGTAAAAAAGGTACACCACTTGTGCCCTTTTTCTTAATAGCTTTAGAAGAAACTAAGGAACAAAGAAAATTATTGGTTACAATGGCTACAAAGGACATAGAACGTAAATGGAAAGCAGGAAGATTAAGTGGCTAGTTTAACAAACATTAGAAACGGTATAGGGACTAACTTAGGTGGCATTAGTTCTTTAATTGTTTATAGTTATGTACCGGATTTTATTGAGCCACCTACCGCAGTTGTCGGCGTAGCTTCTTTAGTAGAATACGACGCTTCTATGCAAAGAGGTGCAGATCGTTATGAGATACCCGTATTTGTTTACGTATCAAGAGTTGACGCACAAGACAGTCAAGAAACTTTAGACGGTTATCTTGCAAGTACAGGATCTTCTTCAATCAAAACAAATATAGAATCAGATGTTACACTAGGTGGTAGCGCAGATTCAACTAGGGTAGTTGAGGCAAAAGAAGTTGGCGTGTATAATGTAAACAACGTTGATTATTTAGGCGTTGAATTTACAGTAGAGGTAATAGCATAATGGAAGTTAAAATCGGTTTTGATACCAAAGATAAAAGATATGAAATAGGCGATTCTATTTCTAAACAAGATTTAGACAACAAGACATTCGACGCTCTAGTTGAGCAGGGTGTAATAGGTAAAAAGGAAAAGGATCCTATTGTTGTTATGAAGAAAGAAGCAAAAAAAACTAAATCAAATAAGAAAAAAGAGTATAACCCACAGGAAGAAGAAGTATAATGGGTTACGGCAGAGGCGGTAGTAAACCGACAAGAAGCACAGGCAGACGTAGAAGAAGAAGGACTGGTAAAAGGTAATGGCGTTTATACACGGTAAAGACACAGAAGTATTTTTTAATAACAATGATTTTGGCCAATATTTTAATAGTATTGACTTCACACGAACAGCAGATATTAGTGAAACAACTGCATTTGGTAATAGTGCTAAGTCTTATGTAACAGGCGACAAGGACGGAACTGTATCAATGTCAGGTTTTTTCGACGCTACATCAGACGCTATACTTCAACCGTTTCTTGGAAGCGCAACTAATACAGATTTATTAATTGGCCTTAATGGTACAACAGACGGTAAGTCGGTATTATTTGGATCGGGAATAGTAACTAACTATGGACAATCTAGTCCCGTTGGCGATGTAGTAGCTACTTCGGTAGATATGCAAGCTGATGACGGATTTTTTAATGGTTTAGTAGTTGATAAAGCTACTATAACTACAACAGGGAACTCAACTGCATTAGATAATGCAACAAGTTCTACAAACGGTGGTGGTGCTTTCGCTATCGCAACAGCGGTATCCGGAACTTCAACGCCTACCGCAACAATTAAGATACAACATAGCGCAGATGATACAACCTATGTTGACTTAGTTACATTCACAAATTTCACCGCAGTTGGATCCCAAATGGAAACTATTGCAAGTGGAACTACAATCAATAGATATCTAAGAGTGAACTATACAATAAGCGGAACTACTCCTAGTTTTGCCGTTATAGTTGGCTTTGGAAGAACAGGATAAGGAGAATATATGGCATTTGTACATGGTAAAGATTCAGTTTTTAAACTTGATAACTCAGGTGGATCATTAACTGATATATCAACCTATGTGAACAATGTTGACTTCCCAGAAACTGCGGATGTCGCTGAAACAAGCACACTTGGTGCGAGTAATAAAACGTATTTGGCAGGCCTCAAGGATGCTACTATATCACTTAGTGGACTTTTTGACGCGACTGTTGATGCAATACTCGGAGCCGTAGTGGGACAAACAGCTAGTTTGTCATTCGAATATAGCCCAGAGGGTACTGGAAGCGGTAAAGTTAAATATACAGGCGAAGCCATTTTAACTTCTTATGCACTAAGTTCCCCAGTGGGCGATGTCGTTGCTTACTCAGCAGATCTACAAGTATCTGGTGCGGTAACACGTGGCACACATTAATAAATAAAGGTTAATAATGACAGAAAAAAAACAACGACTCACACTAGATGATCTAGTTAAATTACCTAATGTTCAAGAGGAAGAAGTATTTATTCCTCAATGGGACAGAAGTATATTGGTAAGAGGGATCTCTAAAGCTACACAAATTAAGCTTGGCCGTTTAATTGAAAATGAAGATACAGACGCTTTCGACTATCAAAAAGAATTATTAAAAGAAAGTGTAGTTGATCCGAAGTTAGATGATGATGCTATTGAGATCCTATACCAAAAAGATTCAGCTGTTATAGATCTAATATTTGTTGAACTCAATAAATTGAATGGTCTTGGGGGTACCGGCGATTTAGCCGAGCAATTTCCGGAACAATAACGACTTAACTTTTCAATTTAAATTAGCTAGAGATCTAGGCATTACTGTTGGCGAACTCACGGCTAAATTATCCGTGCTAGAATATCAACAATGGATAGCTTTTTATTTATGGGAAAAGCAAGAACGTGATAAAGCACAAGCCCTTGCAGACGCAGAACGTAAAAAGAATAAGATGAAAAGGTAATAATGGCGATAGCAGATATTTTTATAAGGATTGTAACTAAGGGAAGTGAATTGGCTAAACGCCAAATGAACGATCTTGGGAACAGTTCTAATAAAACTAGCGGTAAATTAAGTAAGTTATCAGGCGTTATGAAAGCAGGCGTTGCCTTAGGGGCAGTCGCTTTAGCTAAGGGATTATTCGAAGCTACACAAGAGTTTATTGCGTTTGACGATAAAATGACGCAGTCTTTAGCGATTATGGATACAACCATAGATCAACAAAGAAGAATGGAAGAACAGGCATTAGCCACTTCAAGAACAACCCGTATATCAGCAGAACAAAGCGCTGAAGCATTCTTTTTCTTAGCTTCCGCAGGTTTAGACGCTGAACAATCTATAAAAGCTTTACCCCAAGTTGCAAAGTTTGCTCAAGCAGGTATGTTTGATATGGCAACTGCAACTGATCTTGCAACAGACGCCCAATCTGCATTAGGCCTAGCAAGTGATGACGCTGAAAAAAACCTTAGCAATCTTACTAGAGTTACAGATGTTCTTGTAAAAGCTAATACATTAGCCAACGCGTCCGTTCAACAGTTCTCAGAAGCTTTGACTAACAAGGCAGGATCTGCCCTTAAAGTTACAAACAAATCAATTGAAGAAGGTGTCGCTGTTCTATCCGCACTAGCCGATCGTGGTGTTAAAGGTGCTGAAGCAGGCGAAAAGCTTAACCAAGTTTTAAGAGATATTCCAAGAGCAACTGCAAAGAATAGCGAGGAATTTGCAAAGCTTGGTCTAAATATGTTCGATACAGAGGGCAATATGAAGAATGTTGCCGACATAGTTGAAGAACTAGATCGTGTTCTTGGGCCGATGTCTGATGAATTAAAAGCTTCTACCTTAGATCAGTTAGGCCTTAATCGTGGTGTTGCTGATGCTGTAAAGATCTTATCCGGTGCGGGAGATCAAATAAGAGAATACGAAAAAGCTTTATTAAGTTCCGGTGGTACAACAGAAAAGGTAGCAGACAAACAAATGGGATCTTTATCCGCACAAATAGATCTTATGAAGAACGCTTTTAGTGAACTTGGAATAGTAATCGGTAGTATAATTGCACCGGCTATAACTAAAATTGTTAAAAGTATAACAGCAGTAACTCAGTCTTTTACCTCATTAGCTAAGAAAACTGATGAATATTTAAAACAAAGTGAAGAAGTACAAGCAGTAACAAAAGACACTATATATGGTATAGATCAATCGACTGCGTCTTATGATAAGTACACACAAGCAATAGAAGATACTACACAAGCCAATAAAGACTATGATAAATCAGCTCTCGATATTTTAGGCGAAGAAATAGAAGTAGAAAAAAGAAGATCTAGAAATAATGATCTATTAGGCCGTATTCAAAACACATATAGTGATTATGAAGAAGTTATTGTTGATTCAACAGACGCACTTGAAGAAATGACAGAAGAACAAGTTAAACAAGCTAAAGAAATGAAAGATAAAGCATTACCAACTCTTAATAAAGTAGTATCAGCTTATCAAACACTTTTAGATATAGAAAAAGATCAACAAGAATTACTTAAAGATCAAAGAGAAGCGCAAAATAAGGTTACTAAGTCTGAAGAAGATCTTAATAAAGCTATTGAAAATACTGAGGTATTACAAGAAGCTCTTACATTAGCTCAAGAAGAAGCAGTTAAAGTAACTAATGAAGAAAAATTAGCTATTGAACAGCTTAAAGAAAGTATAAAAGACTTAGAGGAAGAAGAAGAAAAGACTACTGTAACAGAATTAAAACTTGCTGTCGCTAAAGAAAGATTAATTGAATTAGAAAAAGCTTCAACAGGTGCAACTAGAGAAAGTGAACAAGCACAAAACGATTACAATAAAGCTTTAGAAGAAGTAACAAGAGCTGAAGAAGATTTAGCCGACGCACAAGCGGATTTAAATGAAGCTACAAAAGATTATAATGAAGCAATTGCTAAAACCCCACAAAACTTGCTTGAAGTTGCTATTGCACAAAAAGAATTACAAGACGCAATTGCAGATGTAGAAAGTTTGGGAATATTTGAAGAAGCTTTAAGTCAAATGGTATCTAATGCAGGTGGTCAATTAAATGATCTTAGAGGATTTTTTAATGCTTTATTTAGTGGCCAGAACATACCTACACCAAGTTTTGGTGGTGGTGGCGGTACACCTCCAAGCATACCCGTAAAAACTAATACATCTGAGGAAAGTGATGTAGAAGAAGTAGTTCAAGACATAGTTGATCAGTCTTTAAGTGCTTCTGAAGAAGCTTTACAAAATATCCTTAATGATCCTAGATTTGACGGTGCTAAGTCTGGTGTAACAACGATTATTAACATACAAAACAAAATAGAAGGCGAATTTAATGCAGACGAAGTAGCTGTAAAAGTCTTAGAAGCTCAAAGAAAAGGCATTGACGTAATCTTATGAGTGTGGCTTTTGACAGTAATGTTAATATTACAGTTGAGATCGCGTTCGATAGTGATCCACTAGATACAAGTCTTTCTTATACAGATATATCTACTTATGTAAGATCTTTTCAAACTAAAAGAGGTCGTAGTAATGAACTTGGTCAATTTCCGGCAGGATCTTGTTCGATATTACTATCAAACATAGATAATAGATTTAACCCTACTAATACTTCAAGTCCTTACTATGACAGCTCAACGGGTAAAACTAAGATACAACCATTAAAAAGAATTAGGATTTCGGCTATATATGATTCACAAACTTATAGAATTTTTGAGGGTTTTTTAGATACAATACCTGTTAAGTATCCGGCCTCTGGAAGTGATAGCACGGTAACTCTTAAAGCAACAGACGGATTTAGATTGCTAAAACAATCAGACATTGCGGGTAAAGGTTTTCGTATAGGCCTAAGTGGATTTAGTGAAATTGGACAATCAACTAGATTAGGTATGACATTTCCTACTGAACTATCATCTACTAGGGTAAGTACTATATTAGATAATGTCGGTTGGCCTAGTGATCGTAGAGATATACAAACAGGGACAATTAATGTAGGGACGCAACAAATTACAGATAATATACTTACTGCAATTCAAGAATGTGAGCTTGCAGAAAACGCACAATTTTTTATCGCTAAAGACGGTAAAGCTACTTTTAGAAATCGTGATTATAGACTTTCCAACACCAATGCTATTAATGTACAAGCTACCTTTTCTAATGACGGTAGCAATTTACCATATACAGATGTGGGCGTGAGTTTCGACGATCAAGAAATAGTAAACGTATATCAGTGGACACGTGAGGGCGGAACAACACAATATATAGCTGATGCTGATTCAGTAGTATCTTATGGTGCTTTCGCAAGTCAAAAAAGTACTATTAACATTAGCGACGCAAATGTTGCTTCGATCATACAACAAAAGATTGCTGAAACCTCTACACCTATCGTAAGATTTGATAATTTAGTAGTTAATCCTCGTCAAAATACGCTATTATGGAATCAAGTACTCGGTAGAGAATTTGGCGATAGGGTTAAGGTAAAAGTCGTTAATCCAGACGGATCTAGTTTTGAGGACGAACTTTGGATAGAAAGTATATCACATAATGTGGGTGCTTCATCGCAAACTTGGTCATGGTCTGTTACACTAAGCCCTGCGGGATCTTCCGCATGGATCTTAGGACAAGCTAAATTAGGCGAGGGAACAAGATTTGCATACGCATAAAGGAGAGATATAAATGGCCGGAGCCGGTTTTAAAGTTTACGCCACAGGCGATCTAATAACAGCAACAGAATTTAATACTTATCTACAAGAACAAGTGATTGGTGTATTTGCAGATGCTTCAGCTCGTGATAGCGCAATATCCAGTCCAACAGAGGGTATGTTTGCTTATCTCAAAGACACAAATATTTTAAGCTACCATGACGGATCTAGTTGGGCTTCCTTTATAGGCGAGGGCGACATCACAGCGGTAACTATTACCACATCTGGTACATCGGGGCTTTCAGGCGGTGCTACGGCTACCTCAGGGGCTTTTTCATCAACTTTAGTTATTGCACCTGATAGTGCCACATCAGCAACCGTTGCTTCGGCAGATATAGTTTTAATTGGTGATGCTGATGACAGTAACGCCGTAAAGAAAACAACAGTAGCCGATATTGTAGCACTTGCACCAAGTGGTGTTAGTCTAGGTTTAGTATTGGCTTTATCATAGGAAAGGAATAGATTATGGCTGACACATTACATTCTGTTGCAGGACAACTTGGAACAAGCACAGCAGATATTATTGACGCTGTACCCAGTTCGACAACTGAAACAGCAATAGGAATTTTAATTTCTAATGTTAATTCAAGCAGTTCTGATGTTACTGTCGATTTAAGTATTACAAAATCCGGTGGAACATTAAGAAACATTTTAAACGATGTTTCATTACCATTCGGGACAACTATACAAATAGATAGCAAGATAGTACTAGAAACAGGCGACATCTTACAGGGATTATGTTCAACTGCGTCAAGTGCAGATTATACAGTTTCATTCTTACGACAAACCTAA